GCGTCCTTGAGTTAAGTTTGGGGATTGCGCGAGAGGGCAGCGGGGTTTGAACCAACTTCCCGTTGGTGGAGTTTTCCTTCTCCAAGGCTTAATGCCGGTTATTTCCAGACTAGTACGAGCTGGCTTTAGGGTGGGGGTTCCATGGTAATGGTTGGGAGGTAGCCGTGCTTACCTCGGGTGACCTCAGCCATGGTGGACAGTAAGTTGCCGCGTGTCTGATTGGCACGTGTGATAGCGACATACTTGTTGACCTGGTGAGCTTGAATTTCTTTTTCGGTAGGCTGTCTGACCAGGCCACCTACGGGGTCTAGCGCCGCGGGCGAGAGTACGGCATCAAAGAAGTCGAAAGCCGCAAATTTTGTATCGTCCTGGTACCCCATGGCTGCCCAAGAGGCAGGTGGTGTGTTGGTAAGTATTAACTGATTCCACACCACCTTTGCGAAGTAGGAGCAGAAGCGCCTGAGTGTGGTCGTTTGGCGCACGGCGGCAGCTAACATGCTCCGGGGAATGGCCGTACCCGGTGAGGTGCCTACTAAGTCAGACGACTTAGCGGCTTGTACGTCAGCACAGTGGCGGGCCAAGTCCCAGGCCGTGTTGGAAACACGGTCTTTGCTTATCCCCATCGATGCCCAGAGAATGGCAATTTGCTCAAGCTCCTGCCTAGTGGCTACGGAGCTCGTCTCAGACTCATACTTGACAAGTTTCAGCTGCTCGAAAGTCGGCGCTGAGAAAATAGAGCTACTACTGTTATTGTTTTGAGGTGTCGTCATCTCTTCAAAGGAAGGGAGACTTAACCCCTGCTAGTGCAGACTGCACACGTGCAGGGGCAACGTCTCCCTCTCAACGTTAAGTAAAGAGGTATGGCGATGGCCAGTATGGCGGCCGGGAGCTTGAAGTCGTGTCGGCGCCCAGGTCCGTTGTAAAACACTTGCTTGTTTCGATCCGCGTACCAACCGCCAAATGGTAGAGAGTGATCACGGTCACCCACAAACTGGTCTGTGTTGCGCGTGAGCGCGTAAAGTGTTGCAATCAGAGCTAAAGCTATGATCCCCAGTTGTAGAGTGAGTTGGTGGTTGGGCGGTTGACTCAGCGGCATAGCACTATCAGCTTCTCGGAGTGGCGAGATAAGGCAATGTAGAGCTGATGTGCCGGCACCTCAGTTAGCAGCTGAGATGAGAGGACAGTAACAATGGGGAACTCTCGACCCTGAGCTTCGCAAACTCGAAGGGGTGAAAGTCCGTGCGCAATTGCAAGATCACGAATGTCCTCCTGGATCGAAATTACCTGGCCTTCTGGTTCACCCACGAATAAGTCGTGAATTTCAACAACGTCTTCCTTGCTAGACTGGATCGGAATGGGCAAGTAGCGTTGTATCAGCGCAGTGGTAGCTTTCCCCAACCGGTGGGTGAGATAACTCACGTAGTGGGCGGTTAGGGCGGGGGATGGATATTGACAGGGGTCCGCAAGGACCACTTGGCAGGCGGGGAGCGTCTCAAATTTGAGATACTCGTCTATGGCAAAATCCTCCCCTGTAGGGATTTTGCTCACAAGCGCACCTAAAAGTGTGTTGCCAGTGGGCAGAGCCGGCGAGCAGACGTTAAGACCTGCGGTAAGTAAAGCTTTCAGTAATGTGGTCTTACCGGCGCCAGCAACAGCATGCACAACTAATGGTGTGGAAATTGGGTGCGAGGTGCGTTGGAAACCTGCTTTCTGAAGTAACTCGGTCACTATTTCCATCTTCATGACCGAGTGGAGACTTAACCCTTCTACGTAACCACTCCAGTGGCCATGATGTGTCCATGGCCGCTAAGTGTCAGCATCCTAACGGTTGCTTGGTGGTACTCTGATTCCTTGGGTGTGAGTATTTGGTGCAGAGCATCACCATGGCGATACGCAAAGCTGGTATCCAGCGCGTATGCCACAGCCGTTTCCTTGTAGCGAGCAGTTTTCGCCGCTAGGAGCAATCCAGCATGTAGTTTGAGTGGGTCTTTGATCAAGCCAAGTGGTGTAAGTCTCCATCCGCAAAAGGATGCGAAATCCCCTGGAGTTTGTTTTCTGAGCACTGTCTTTGATGTGAGGCTCAGCCTATTGCGGATCATGGCGAACGACGCTTTCTCAATGGCAGGCGCATCCTGTACCATGTCGTCGCCGGCGTACATCTGATTCACATCTGAGGGGACGTGAAATCGTGTGTGATGGTACGCGATTGAGCACTCTGTGTTGGCGTCAAAAGTGGGTCCCTCGCCAGTTAATCTCATGATTGCAAGGGTGCCAAGAAAAGTTGACGCGTTTAGTTTGAGGTGAGTGTACCCCTCAATAATATCCTCTGGTATGGAGTGGTGCTTGGCTTTCAGCAGCTCAAATTGAAGCATAGCACCATCTTGTGACTGATCAAAAGCTGTGAAGTCGTTTTCGTGACTATTCCGATTGAACCGCCAGCGCTGGGTAACGAACTCGTTCAAATCGTCGGGCGTCTGTTCACAGCTAATGAGGATATTCGGAGGCTGGTACACCTGTCGCATTCGTCTCATATATCGTGCCATGGTGCCATAGAGCATCACTGTTTCCTGCATAAAGGCAGCGATAGTTTGACCTGCTTTGATCTTGAGACAGCCCAGTTTTTCAACTTTCTTCACCCATTGCGACTTGAGAAAGAGTGCTATCTTCTCTTGGGGGAAGTCTGGGCTCTGCCGGAGCTGGGAGTTAATCAGCATAGCAACTGGTTTGCTAAGAAAAGTGTGTTCCACTTCAGCTCGACAGGAATTCCAAAGGGCCTGGTCAAAGGGGATTGGTTCTGCTGGCAACCTCATAGCTACACGGTAGTTGAAGAATAGCAAATCCCCAATGTCTTTCTTGAGCGACAACTCCTTCAGATTCTGCTCTGGGGTGGAGATTGAAAGTCGCACCCTAATGGTCTCCCAGAGCAGAGTCTCATCTTTAGCTTGCTGATGCGCAAACAGTTGGACAACAGAGTCTTCCGTTTGAACGCAGTTGGAGTGGCCCGTGTCATTACTAAACAACTCACGCTGATGTTTCTCTGGTAACTCTTCAACTAGCTCTTCTAGCGTGAGCTTAGTGTTTTCCACAGGGAAGTGAGTGACGGGGGCAGCTTCGGTCACTACTGGCTCCTGTGGCTTATCCTTTGCAGGGGCGAGAAGGTCGTCACGCACGAACTGAATGAACGTCTTGAGGTATGGTGTGACGGCCAACTTGTTGGTGAAGTCGCGCTCGGTCGCTGAGGAATTAATAAACGTGATAGCCTCAGATGCTCTCGAAAGCGCGGTGTAAAGAGTTCGTTCACAGCAGAGTGGAGTGTTTGAGTCAATCAAAATTTGCACATGCCCTGCTGTTAACCCCTGGCAGGATGAGTACGTCATTGCCCTGTGGCCCATCTCCAAGAGGGCCTGTTGTTTAATAGTTGTTGGGCAGAGCACTGGTGACCCAGAAGTGATATTGGCCTTAACTTCAATGGGTGTTCGCGCCTCCAACTCGGAGTAGACCCCCAGCGCGTTAGCCACGTCCTTGCGGTTCCTGTGAGTGGCGTTGATGTAGAACCTGGAATATTGTGCGAAGTAGTCGATTCCAGGTAGGGTCGTTGATGAGGCGGCTTGTGAATTGGGTTCGTGGTGCACGGTCTGGCGTGGATCACCTGTAAGAATGATTGCTTGCACATTAGAGTGAGCATACAGGTAAGTCTCTATGTAACCAGCAGGAAGTTTACCATAGTCGTCAAAGATGACAATTTGGCCCGCGTTTTGAGCTAATGCCTTCTCAAAAGTTTTGAATCTTCTGTGGTCAAGTGAAGGCACCTTCCTGGTCCAGTCAGTGCGGAGCTCGTTAGTGGGGAGGACAATCGTAACCGTGTTGTCATCCTGATCAAGTTCAGAGCACCACTCCTGTAAGAAGCGGCTCTTGCCTGAGCCGCCTGCACCGTGCACTACCACACCGACGATAGTGCGGTCGCCTGCCTCAGCTTTCAAGGACAGACCGTCCTTAAATTCTTGTGCCAGCGTCCTGTAAAACGCACCAACCCTTCCATTCTTGATATCTGATGCGTACGGCGCTGCTCTCGAGCTCAAAATGTGAATAGTGGTTGGCAATCGTCTGTTCACATTTAATCGTTTGGCGAGTCCCACTGGCAAGGAATCAGTGGGGAGTAGTGGCAAAGTTCTAGTGTCGGTGACCGGCACAATGAGTTCATTTTGTGGGTCACGTTGAATACGATTTCCTTCAAACCCATGTGCATTTAACACAGGGAGCCAC